CGGCGAGTACAAGTATCACCGAAGGCTGACTGACTATAAAGTCAAGCAGGTCAGTCATCACAGCGAGCTCTTCGAGGGCGACGTATTCGTCGTGTCGATGCCGAGCTGCATAACAACGAACGGTCACAGAGACTTTGAAGACTTGCTCGATCATTGCTTGGCAAAGAAGATCCCAATACACATTGATGGGGCGTGGTTCGGTCAGTGCAAGAACTTTGAGCTCGACGTCTCACATCCAGCCATCAAGTCGGTCAGCGTCAGTTTATCAAAAGCGCTCGGCATGGGCAGCAACAGGATAGGGATACGATACACGCGCGAGAAGGTGAACGGACCGATCTCAATCATGAACGACTTCGGCTACGTAAACGTATCAGACATGTGGCTCGGCGTCGAGAGCATGCGTAGGTTCGGAGCCGACTTCTGGTGGAAGAACTACGGCGACCTATATTCTAAAGTGTGTGAAGACTTCAAGCTTGAGGAGACCGACAGTATACATCTCGGAAGGCGTGGTGGTAAATACTACGGGATTCGAACGCCGCTTAGGTTATTGATCGACGGAACGTTTGACATCCGCGGCACCGACGCTGGTCTCAATGATATCGAGAAGAATGAAAGAAATGATTGACTTTGGAAGCTTTGACTTCGACCTTGACTTAAAATCATTCCAAGATGAAGCTGAGCTCGCGCTCAACGGTCCAAGCGCGAAGGTGACTGGATCGAAGGGCCTCAATAAGTTCTACAATGTCGAGGGCGAAAGCAGGCGAAAGCTTATCGAATACTTCGACAATCACTTCCTCAAGAAGCTGATATGGCACGTCGAGTACTTCAACTCAGGCGAGCCGGCAGGTCTGCACACCGACGGCGCCGTATACAACGAGGGGTGCAAGACTGTTGTCGGCGTCATCATACCTCTCGCCTATAACACACATAAAGTCCCCTACACGGTGACTTACGATCGCGTTCAGACCGAGTACAGGAAGCTTATGTTTAAGAACGGTGACATGCGTTATCTTGACACCGGCGAAATAGTTGAATATCGCGATAAATATGAGTATGATCTGCTTAGTTTAAAGCATAATCCAAAAGGTACGCTCTACTACAAACAGTATGCCGACCTCAAAGTGCATGAGGAGTATGAATGGAAACTTGGCACTATGCTGATATTTGACACCCAGCGGTGGCACAGCTCATCTTGGTTCCTTTCAACACCAGATCTTCCAGATCATCTTGGTGAATACAAGAGATCAATCATAGCTTTCGGTGACATAAAAAAATGAACAAAAGAATTCTTGTCAACTATCAAGGTGGATACTGCGGAAGTTTCTTCTGCGGTTTAATCGCGCGTGCGCTGGATGTAGACCATATTTTAGAACATGATAATAAGATCAACATATACTACTATAGCAATAAAGACATCAAGACGATGTATGTTAAGACCTTTGGAAAACTTTTTGACATACGAAAAGGAGTGATCTCAAAAGAAGAGCTTAATGAGATCACTGAAAAAAAGTTAGATGCGTGTTACGTATATGCTAAGAATTTATATAAAATTGTCGACGATGAAGATGAACAAGCATTTATTGAAAACATTAAAAGTTACTTTTCTGATTTAATGACTCTACAGAAGAGCGAGTATCTTATTGCGTCTATTCATTACGCTTATAGATATAAAGACGTTGACATTCACGACATCTTTCCTGGTTCTACTATTCTTCATATCGTTACAGAAAACAAAAGACACGCAAGGTATTTTCACCTTCTATATCACTATAAAACAAAAGACGATGAAACCGATAAAGTGCTTCAAAAAAATACTCTTACGTTGGAACAGATAAAGAAAGATTTTATTGATGTAATATCGCCCTCACCGTTTGATGACTCTTCTATTCATGTTGACATGGGTAAACTTATCTTTAACAGAGACTATGATCACTTCTCAGAGATTGAACGTAAACTTTCTGAATCAATAGGAAAGTCCGTTGTGTTAGACAGAACCAAATTTTATGAATACGCCGATAGAAACATCGATATCATCAAAGGGATTTTAGGCGACGACTTCATGCAACAAACTGAGAAAGTTCAGATAGAGAAGTCGATCAAATTCATAGAAGGCGAAGTGCGTGTTAAGCGTCAACGATAAAACGCTAGTTGTCGTAGGATATTACGGTGGCTACGGCGGTTCGTTCTTCGCTAATATCTTAAGGAAAAGCATAGATTATAACTCGCCGCAGTTCACGCCTATAAACGATAAGAATGAATATGGATTTGATACTCGTGTTCTTGGAATTGAAAGATATACTATAAACACACTGATGAAAGCCTATGATCAAGGCTTCGATGTACTTCTGAACATTAAACTTTTTGAAAACACCGGCAATAAAGAAGACGCTGAGTTCGGTAAACTGGTGAAGAGGATGTACATAGATTGCTACGACAATGATCGTTCGGTGTTTTGTAGAAATCTGACGTTGTATCTTAAAAAAAGACTTAGACTTAAAGACGGATACAACGTAATTAACTCACATTATTCTAGAAAATTTAGTGGTTTTAGCATATACGATGTATATGATAAAACAATATTTTTTCTCTTAAGCTCCGAACACTCCATGCGATCAAAGCATCATTTACTTTTCGAAATGCTCATGGACTGTAAGAAAGATCGCTTCAGCTATCCAGAATTAATTAAACAGAGCTTGAACTCGTTAGATGGTAAGATAGAGCCTCCAAAACCATTTGATTCCTGTGTTTTATTGGATGTTGGAAAGTTGTTTCTACAAACTAAAAACAATGGAATCGAAGAAATAGAACGTATCTTATCTGAGTCTTTGAATATGAAAATAAACCTTGACAAAGAGGCGATTGTCGAATATACTAATTCAAATATAAAGCTTTTGAACAATTTTCTAGGCATAGAAATAGAAGACGCCAGCTTTGACGATGTTAAACAAGCTATAAAAAACAAGCTAAAATCACTGATATAAATAATCTACCTCGTCTTCTCTTGACGGGAGAAATGCACCGCTGATGAAGCCGTGCATCAATGCTAAGGAGAAAAAATGAAGAAACTAATAGTGGCTCTGGCAACGGGGCTAAGTATTATCGTTTCTGCATCAACCACACAAGCGCAAGACTCCGAAAAGATACAAACGCTGATTCAGAAATACGCCGCACAATACAACGTTCCAATACACTTTGCAGACTCGATTATCTTTGTAGAATCAAGATACAACCCGACGGTCAGAGGACAAAAGGGTGAGTATGGCTTAGGGCAGATACTCTGCTCAACCGCCAAAGGTCTTGGTCTAAAGAAAAAATGCGACTCGTTGAAAGACCCTGAAGTAAACTTACAGTACACGATGATGTACTTAAGATGGGCGCTCGATGAGTCAAACAACGACCTGTGCCACGCCGCCGCGATATACAGCAGCGGAAGCACCTATAAACCTAAGAAGCCTACACCATACTGTAGGTTGGTCATGGCACGGATGAATTGATGATTGAATTCAAAAGGGCGTTTGAAGCTAGCGGTACGACCAAGAAGAATCACGGGTACCATGACTTCTACGCTCAGATGCTTAACGGGGTAGACGTCGACTCAGTTCTTGAGATCGGTGTCTACCTCGGACAATCACTTAAAGCTTGGAAGATGATCTGGCCAGAAGCCACGATCGAAGCGGTCGACTACGACATGCGATTCGGCGCCGACGTCGCCGAGCAATTCAACATCTACACGTTCGACTCAAGATCCAAGGAGTCGACAGACAGGTACATCAAGCGTCAGTACGACGTAGTGATCGACGACGGTCTTCACCACTGGGCGGCTCAGCTTCAAACGTTCGACAACTTCAAGCGATTCGCCAAGAAGTTCTACGTCATCGAGGACATCACCGGCGAGTACTCGCAAAAGATGCTTCTCGACAATATTCCCAAAGACGTGTTGGATCGATCGACGCTCTTTGTAGCCTACGGTCCAACGCGAACCTTTAGGCACGGAAGCTACGTTGAACAAAACGCTCAATACAGGGTACTTTTTATAGACTTGCGTTAAATAAACCACTCAGCGATGAGGTCTTAATGTTTTACATCTATCCAGAGAAAGAAAGAAAAATGAATCACAGCACTTGGGGTTACCACCTTCTTCTCGACTGCACCGCCGGCGACAAAGAGCTCATCTCATCGAAGCAAAACGTGCGCGAGTTCATCACCGAGCTCGTTTGGGCCATCGACATGGTAGCTTTCGGCGACCCATGGATCGAGCGCTTCGCGACTCACTCTGCCGACAAAGCCGGCATCAGCTTCTGCCAGATGATCGAGACGTCGAACATCACCGGCCACTTCTGTGAGAACGACGGAAACTTCTACATCGACATCTTCAGCTGCAAGCCCTACGCCGCGGAGACCGCGATGGAAGTCGTCGATAAGTACTTCAAGCCTACTAAGATTCGTCAGCACTACATCTCACGCGACGCCTGATTAGAAAGATTTGTTATGAGCATTCCAGTGAACTACGGTCCAATGACAGAGATACAGATGCAGCCGGACGAGGTGAACTACATCACCGGCTGCATTCAAAGCATGCCCAGCGACGGGCTCATGGTTGAGTGGGGATCGGGAGGATCCTCGGTCAAATGGCTTGAGACTATGACGGGAGACCAGCAGCTTGTGTCGATCGAACACAACCCGTCGTGGCACATGAAGGTGAGCGAGTACGTCAACACCCGCCCCGAGCTCAACGCGCGTTTCACCTATATGTTCAAACCTGAGCTGTTTGGCTACGAACACGGATACGCACAGATCGCAGAAGAACACCCGTTTGGTCTCGACGACTACATGTGGCCGAGCCACCCGCGCATCAAGCTGTCGGACGGCGACGTCTACTTGGTCGATGGGATCGCGCGCGGAGCGACGGCTCTTCTTGTCAAGTTGCTTTCGTCGAAGGAGGATCCGGTCATCTTCATCCACGACTACTACGGTGGACGCGAGAACTGGTACTCATGGGCTACCAAGCACTTCCACCGAGTTGAGAAAGTCGGTCACACCCTCGCGAGACTCTACAAATGAAGGTGAACATCGGCCGATACCCTAAGTCGCACAGCAAGAATCGCATGATCAAGGTTCAGATCGATCCGTGGGACACTTGGTCGATGGATCACACCCTAGCTCACATCATCCATCCGATGCTCGTTCAGCTCCATGAAACTAAGCATGGTTCTCCCAACGTCGACGACGACGATGTTCCGGACGAGCTTAAGTCGACGTCGGCGCCTGAACCGAAAGACGAGTTCGCCACCGACGACAACCATCACAAGCGCTGGGACTGGGTCTTAGAGGAGATGATCTGGTCATTCGCTCAGGTCATCGACAACGACGCAGACGATCAGTTCTACAGCGGTAAGGCCGACATCAAGTTTGAAAAGAAGAAGTTGAACGGCAAAGTGCTTTATGAGATGGTGAAGGGACCAAACGACACTTTTGTATTCGACAAAGAAGGCTGGGAGAAGTGGAATGCAAGGAAACAAAACGGGTTCAGGCTCTTCGGCAAATACTACCAAGCGCTCTGGGACTAACCACAACTACTCCGTCGACGTACTAAAGAAGACGCTCTTTCAAGACGAGCTCGCTTTGGCGATGGCGAGAAGCGAGCGGGACGAAGTGGTGTTCTATCTTACGAAGAGAATAAGAGAATTGATTGAGTCTACGAGTCAATGAACTCGTGATGGTCTAAGTAGAACTGACCAACCAGACTCTTGTCCTTCGGCATCATAGGGTCGTCGGGACCATCCCACCTCGTCGACTTCTTAACCATGAAGTGGATGTTCTTTGAATGCGCGAGATCACGGGCCTTTTCTATGTCTTGTTCATTGAACGAGAATGGAATGTACTGCCACCGAACTCGAACGTCGAATTCCTTCGAGCCCATCTCGAGAATCTCGATGACCTGCTCGAAGTCGCTCTCCGTAAAGTTGACGCGATAACCCCCGGCGCTACCATAGTATCCATCAACAGCGAAGCTTACTTGGTCGTCAATATCGAGCATTGCGAAGAGTTCGCGAAAGAATTCTTTAGATTTACCGGATCCATTGGTCGAGATCCAGATGACTTTCCCAGCAGCTTTGAGACGCTTGACTACCTCGAGAAAATTGGGGTGGTATATCGGGTCACCGTAAGAACCGGAGAGGATGATCTTGTCGAAGGCGGAAGCGCAGTAGAAGTCAACGAGCTCCATCGTCATGTCGACGTTCGCGAGCTTCTCCTTCTTCTTCATGAGCGTTCGCTCACACTTAGGGCATTCGAGGCGGCATCTAGTGGTAAGCTCGAGGGCGGCGGTCTTAACCATACTCGACCTCCTGTCCATTAGTGATCATAAACGGGTTGTCTTTTCCGGCGTCTACCACCTGCTTTGAGCACTTGAGTCTGCAGAACTTTGGAGCCTCAGTCGCTCCAGACTCTATGTCTCCGATCCACTTCAAGAAAGCGGGATGCTTATGGAAGCTGCCTATGTCTTTCGCAGACTTTATCCTGAAGTCTTCGCCTGAGAAGATCAGCTCGTTGAACCTAGAGTCGTATTGAGGGACGTTGCAGCAGGGAACCCAATGACCCGTAGCCGTTATCTGGTGCTCCGAGTCGTTCCTGCACTTTGGGATTATCTGAGAGTTTCGCATAATAACCATTGACATTTACCACTAAACTATATATATTTGGACTATGGAGGTAGACCATGGCATACGTAACGACGAGTGTAGATGTAGAAGTTTATCTGGAAAAGTTCGATGACGATGATCTCGTAAACGAGGTCAGAAGTCGCGGATACGAGGTATTCAACAAAAATGAAGTCAGCAATGTAAAAACTAGCGATACCAGTCACTATGATAAATCTATAAGCGATCTCTACAACACTTATATGACTTGCTCACCGGAACTCTTTAATAGAGAACTAAAAAAGTTCTTCCGTGAGTATCTAGACGTAGCTTTCATATAAGCCAGATGAAAGATGTTGACAAGTTCTTAAGCACTAAGAAACAATTGGACTCAATCAGTCCATCGATGTGCTATGCAAAGTGGTCGCAGGTTTCAGTAAAGCTCGGCGACGGCTTCACGCATTCATGTCATCATCCTAAGACGCATAAGATACCCCTCTCTGAAATAGAGAATAACCCATCGGCTCTTCACAATACTAAATATAAAAAAGAAGCGCGTCGTCAGATGATTGATGGCGTCAGGCCTAAAGAGTGTACATACTGTTGGATAGCAGAAGACTCTACAAAAGACGAAAACACTTTTAGCGATAGGATCAAAAAAAGCTCATATGATTGGTCAGCGGCGCTAGTTGATAAGATCGTAGCTGATCCACACGCCGACATCAATCCATCTTTCATAGAGCTAAGCTTCAATAACACGTGTAACATGAAGTGCAGCTACTGCAGCCCAACGTATAGCTCGAAGTGGGCTGAGGAGGTAAAGCAGCACGGAGGCTATCCAACATCTTCCAACTTCAACGGAATCGACGTTTCAAAGCTTGTGAAGCAGAGGGACTACAATCCATACATCGAAGCTTTTTGGAAGTGGTGGCCTGAGCTGAGCAAAGACTTAAAAGTCTTAAGGATCACCGGAGGCGAGCCGCTTCTGTCTAAAAACACCTTTGACTTGATCGACATGCTGATCGATGATCCAAAGTCCGACCTAGAGCTTAGGATCAACACGAACCTCAGCGTACCCAATGAGCTCATCGATAAGTTCATAGATAAGATGCAGCGCGTTCGATTGGCTAAAAAGAGAGTCTTCACCAGCTGCGAGGCGTACGGCGAGAAAGCCGAGTACATCAGGTTTGGTTTGAACTATCAGAAGTGGCATGAAAACTGTGAGAAGATCTTACGAAGCCTGCCTGACTGCAGTCTTCAGATCATGAGCGCCTACAACGCTTTATGCACTACCAGCTTTGACGACTTTATAAAAGACTTACTTTCGTTCAAAGGTAGAAACAACTTCTACGTAGATGTAGCTTTCGTGACGGATCCGTATCATCAATCTATTTTCATACTCGACGAATCGTTTGATCGATTCTTTAAAGATCACATCGAGACTTTTGAACGACACGGATTCTCAGCGCCTGAGACTAACAACGTCAAGCGAATCTACGACGTCTATAAGAATAGAAACAGTCATCCGGCCGCTGACGTAAAGAGGGGAAGGAAAGACTTTGTTAAGTTCATAGATGAGCACGACGCTAGGAGAGGCACTGATTTTTTTACGACTTTTCCTGAGATGGAAAAGTTCTACATCGACTGCATGAATAGAATGATCGGAGAATAAATGAGAGCCAACATAGTAGCGTATACGAAGTCAGAGAGCTCGACGCTCGATGAGTTCGTCGCATACGTCGCGAGGGTGTCTAACCCATCGAACCAGCACAACGCACAGACTTCTTCGAAGCTGATTAAATACTTGATCGATCATCAGCACTGGTCGCCTTTTGAGATGGCACACATCACGATGGAGATAAACACTACCCGTGATATCGCGCGTCAAATCCTCAGGCACAGGTCGTTCTCGTTTCAAGAGTTCTCGCAAAGGTACGCCGACCCGACCTCGACCCTCGGCTTCACATCCAGAGAAGCCCGTCTCCAAGATACACGAAATCGCCAGAATTCGATACACACAGACGATGAATCTCTACAGGGAGAGTGGAGACTCAAGCAGCGAGAAATCATCGAGCAATCGTTTGAAGTCTATAGCTGGGCTATTCAAAACGGAGTCGCCAAAGAACAGGCTCGAGCAGTTCTCCCTGAAGGCCTCACCCTATCTCGTCTTTATATGGCTGGCTCTCTGCGCTCTTGGATTCATTATTGCCAGCTTCGAATGAAGAAGGATACGCAGAAGGAGCACCGCGAGGTGGCCACCGACTGCTGGTATGAATTGATCCGCATCTGCCCCTCACTGAAAGATTTGAACCTCATCGCGCCATGATCACGTTTAAGAACACGAAGCTCGTCGATAAACAGTCGCTGAAGTACTGCAGGTCTTTAGCAGAATACGTCATGAACAAGTTCTTCACCAAGCAAAAGCAGTCAAGGATGAAGATCAGCGTGAACTTCGTACAAGGTTTGTACGACAAAGAACACAGCTACGCCGACTGCGTATGGGAAGACGAGCATCGCTTTGGAAACGAGTTCACGATTCGTCTCGATCCAAAGCAAAAAATTAACCTTCTGTTAAATAGCATCGCCCACGAGCTTGTACACGTTAAGCAGTGGGCAAAGGGCGAGTACTATGAATTGGTACATGAGCCTAAGGTATATAAGTTCAACGGAAAGAAGGTCGACACAGGTAAGGTCGACTATTGGGATACGCCGTGGGAGATCGAAGCCCACGGTCGTGCAATCGGGTTGGTCGTACAGTGGAAGAGGGACAACAAGATTCCCGCTTCCAACCTCATCTTAGAAGACTGACCCACAACTAGGAGTAAAACATGAAGAAGTATTTCATCGTCGCGGCCATGCTCGCGACAACCTCTGCGTTTGCTACGGACTTGCCAAACAAGAACAAAGCGCCTGCAGCTCCAGCGGCTAAAGCTAGCTCGGACAGCTTGACCGTAACTTACGGCCAAGACCTTGCGACCAACTTCGGCGCGAAGTCGAACGACACTTACGGCGTGTCTTACAAGAAGAACCTCGGCGGCGGCATCAGCGTAGGCGGATCTCTCTCGACGAGCCAAGCCGCGGCTTCAAACCTCAAGCAGAACATTGAAGGTCAAGTGGGCTACGCTCTTCCTGCGATCTCAGGTGTCGTTGTTTCAGGTAAGCTCGGCGTCGGTCAACGCTTCACGACCACAAACTTCCCCTACTACGCGGCATACGGCAACGCCGACTATAAGCTCGGTCCCATCACCGTCAACGCCGTGCAGTATCGCTACCGTGCGGCTTTCGACGCGGCCAACGACTACACGAGCCATCAGATCGGCACCGGTGTGACGTATGACATCACCGACACCTATGCTGTTTCAGCGAAGGTGACCCGCTCGTACGATACATCGCTCAATGCAACCGGCGACGCGATCTCCGGCGGCTTGACGATTAAGTTCTAAGTGAAGCCCCTTTGCTACGCACCCTTCATAGGTCTGTACGCATCTAACAAGGATGGGTACGCGCCCTGCTGCGTATCAAAGAAGTTCAACGACGCCGGACCGGAGCAATTCTGGTCCGGCGAAGTCATGTCTAGGATAAGGAAGTCCCTCCTGCTGGGAGAGTTTCCAGACAGCTGCGGCCTCTGCGCAAAGAAGGTGGCAAACAGATTAACCAGCGACGTCGACTACTGGGCGCATGAGTATAAGATGGCGGGTGAACCCGATACGTCGGATCCGAAGCCTATAATACTCGACTATAGACCATCCAACCAATGCAACTTAAAGTGTAGGATGTGCGGATCGGCTGCGTCTAGCTCGATCGAGAATGAAGTCGAGGCGAATCCGGGGCTGGCGAAGTGGTACGGAAAGCCTAAGCCTGAGCTTAACATCAACGATAAGATGATAGAATACGTTCAGTCTCTCGACTTACTCAAGGTAAAGATACTTGGCGGTGAGCCGTCGATCGATCCCGGTGTCTGGGACTTCATGGCGGCGATGGCGAACAGGAAGCGCAAGCCGACGCTTAAAGTGACCACGAACGCAACGAGTATAAACCCTAAGTTCATAGAGCTTCTCAAAAAGTTTGACAAGCTTGAGATGACGTTCAGCGTCGACGCGATCGGCGACACGTACGACTACATAAGGACCAACGCAAGATGGAAGAACACCGAGCGTAACATCTTAAGCTTCATGTCCAGCAACGACTGCAAGGTAAGCTTCAACGTGGTGTTGACTCCCTTCAACATCTTCTCACTCGACAAGCTGGTGGATTGGTTCTACGACCTTTGGTTCAGAGGCTATAAGTTCAAAGTAAACTTCGATGATTCCGACGACTTGACGACCAGCCTCTCATCGGTTTTAGTGGTGCACGTCGACGACGCCCTCAACTCCTTAAATATAAAGAAGCTGCAGGCGATAGGATCACTCGAACTCATAAGCATCCTTGAGAAGTCTGAGTTCGATCATTCCGCGCATGAATCTTTCAAGCGATTCGCCGCCGCTCTCGACAGGGTTAGAAAAACAAGATTGACAGATCTAGATTATAGGTTCCATGAGTACATTGAAGAAGCTTCCATCTGACACCTTCTGCATCCTACCATGGATACACCTAAGCACGAGACCCGACGGCTCGATGCGCGTATGCTGCACGGCGAACGCGTCGTCGGTCGGTCCTACGAACGATAAGGTTCACGGTGGACAGGTGGGAATCCTAAAGACCGAGGACGGCAAGCCCAACAACTTAAACGTCTCCGACTTCCTATCGAGCTGGAACTCCAGCTACATGAAGAACGTTCGCCTGCAGATGCTCGACGGTGAGAAGCCTCCGTCCTGCCTGAAGTGCTTCAAGGAGGAAGCGGCGGGCTACGTAAGCAAGCGCAAGTGGGAGACTGAGTACTGGTCGAAGCGCGTCGACATCGAGCGACTCATCGACAACACAAACTGGGACGGATCGGTTCCGCCTGAGCTCATATACATCGACTTGCGCTTCGGCACCAAGTGTCAGCTCGCATGCGTCATGTGCAGCCCTCACGACAGCTCGGGTTGGATCAAGGATCACCAAGCGATCTTTCCACAGGTCAAGAACCAAGTACTCAAGCAGAACATGACGTGGAGCAACAAGGGATCTTTCAATGGATCATCCTACAACTGGCACAAGAACAACCCAAAGTTCTGGGAACAGTTCTACGAGCAGATACCAAACATGCAGCAGATCTACTTCGCTGGTGGTGAGAGCACCATCATCGAGGAACACTACGATATATTGGAGAAATGCATCGAGCTCGGCCACGCAAAGAACCTCGAGATCAGGTACAACTCGAACTCCGTTGAGTGGAGGGAAGATCTATTTGATCTATGGAGCCAGTTCAAGCTCGTGCGGTTTCACTACTCAGTGGATGACATCTTTGCGAGAAACGAGTACATCCGCTATCCGTCGAAGTGGGAGCGCACTCAAGAAGTTTTTCACATACTTGACACGCAGACGCCCGACAACACCGAAGTGACAATCGCCTGCTCCGTGCAGTTCCTCAACGCCTACTACATCCCTGAGTTCATCAGGTGGAAGCTCGAGCAGAACTTCAAGAAGATAAACGTATGGCCTCAGACCGGCGGAGGCGTCAACTTTCACTTCGTCTATCACCCCGCCCACCTCAACGTCAAGGTGCTGCCCAAGTGGTTCAAGGCTGAGATACGTAGAAAGTACGAGGAGTTCATTCCTTGGTGGGAAGCGAACTGGCGAATGGGAGTGAGAGAGGACATCACCTACGACGAGTGGCGCAACAACAAGTACGGCGTCAAGACCCTGCACAGCATCCTCGACTTCATGGAGGCCGAGGACTGGAGCGTGCGTCTTCCCGAGACTCAGGAGTTCTTGAAGCTGTGCGACAAGCAGCGCGGGATAAGCTTCGAGGAAACGTTTCCAGAGATGCGAAATGTCTTTAGTTAAGGACGCGATACGCCAGTACAATGAGTTTTGGACGGGCGACGTCGACCCTGAATTCTATGAGTTCGGCGGGCTTCCGATACCGCTTTCGTTCTCATGGAAGCGCGTCTGCGTCAACTTATCCGGAGGCGCCGACAGCGCCCTGCTCATGGCCGCCCTGTGCAAAGTCATAATCGACAACGGTCTTAACACGAAAGTCGACGCCATAAGCTTCGCCAGGTGCTGGAGCAATCGACCGTGGCAGCCGTTCATAGGCGAAGCGGTGTTTAAGAAGATCAAGTCGATGTTTCCCGACGTGGTCGGCGTTCAGCACAAACCCTTCATAGCACCTGAGCTTGAGCACGCGGCCATCGGCTTCTTGACAGAAGACAACAAGAGTGCGTCGTCGATAACCACGAGAAGCTTCAACGACTTTCACTGCTTCTACAACGAAGACGTCGGAGCGGTGTTTCACGGCAGGACCAAGAACGCCCGCGACCTTCAAGACCATCCGTGGAGGATGCAGGTTCGAGACGATCCACGCGAGGAGGATATGATCGAGCGACTGGAGCACTCGGAGAAGTATGTCTTCAGGCCTCTGCTGCTGGTGGAGAAGGACTGGGTCGTCGATCAGTACATTAGGAACGATTGGATGGAGTTGTTCGACACGACTCGAAGCTGCGAGGCGAACATCGATGAGTTCAACAGGGGCTGGAGATACAAAGCGGAAGATCCCATAGTCGAGTGTGGTGTATGCTATTGGTGCGTCGAGAGAAACTGGTCTTTGAAGAAGACGTTTGGATCGACGTTGGTCTTCGAGGAAGTGGCGGCGGATAAATACGGTAATGGCCAACCTATCGATAAACGAACTTCTTAAGCCGGGACGAGAGTTTAGATCGGCAAAGATAGTTGAGAAGATGAAGTCCGGCAGCCCATTTGAGCTCGACACCGGAACCAAAGTCGTTCTTCTCTATGATAAAAACGTTGAAGACATCCTTCTTGATAAGAACAAGCTTTCAAAAGCTAAGAACATAGAGTTCACGACCAAGACCAACCAAAAGATCCCGCTGACTAAGATAAAGAAGAACTCTGAGTTTGGTGGAGCTGGGGGATCAGGATTGGGCGCCAAGGGTACGGCTATCGCGGAGTCGCTTCACGCTCTGTACGCTCAAGCCATCTTCGACTACGGATCAACTTCCGTCGACGCTTTGACGAAAGCTTCGAAGACGATCGATGTGACCGAGAGTCTGAATGATATGCTCAGCATGCCCGACGACTGGATAAAGTCGGCCGAAGCTTCGGCGAAGATAATTCTATCAAACTTCAAGAGCGGAAAGAAGGTTCGCTTTCACCGAGGCTCGAGGTGGGTCAAGGCGCTTGAAGAAACTTTCAACAGGTTGAACAAGCAGCACGGCTCGTTCTCAGACATCAACAAGTGGTCGCCCGCTGACATATACCTCATCAGTGAAGCGGGATCAAAGATCGACTTCAGCAAGGCGAAGAACCTCACCGACTTAAACTCAATGATGTTCAGCGCTCTCAAGAGCAAAGACGTAGTCGGCATATCTCTGAAGAAGGTCGTCGGCAACGGCCACCTCAGCTTCTACAACGTAGGCGATAAAAAGAAGAAGATCGAATTCAAGGACTACACCGTCGGTAAGACTGGCTTCTTTAATTCAAAAGACACGTTCATATTCTTCGAGGTCGACGGACAACTTCAGATGAGAACCTTCCCATCGTTCCAAGGTGAGATCAAGGGTAAGAACGCCAGTCAAGGTAAGATAGGCTACGGCGGAATCGCGTCGATCATTAGAACTAAGCTGAACGCCACGGCCCCCGACATCAACGCGACGAAAGCGAAGATAAAGGCGAAAGACTCAGACTTTCTCAAGAGCTTCTACGAGCTATACCTAACCTTAAGCAAGGACGGCGGCAAGGTCAAGTACGACGAGTTCGTCAAGAAGTCATACGAACTAAACGAGGAGTGGATGCTTTCAAAGTACCTCGGCTCCTCATTGATCGACGTGCTTCTCAAGACTAAAATCAAGGACGGCAGGAACCTGTTCGTCTCGGCGATAGTCGACTACGCGGCTTCTTCGACAGACCTATCGGGTCCATTCGCTAAGATTCAATAAATAGTTTTTTAGGGAACGCACATGAAGACTTTTACAGACTTTCTGACCGAAGCAGCCGGCGCCAAGCTCAAACACCTTGAGCATCCCGAGGACAACGCCGTGACTTCAGCCGCCGGCTTCACCCACGCTTTCAAGGCGCTTCACGACGTTCACAAGGCGCTGAAGGGTCAGAAGAGCACCTCGCACGTCACCACCAAGCTCGACGGATCGCCGTCGATAGTGTTCGGTCGCCATCCTCAGACGGGTAAGTTCTTCGTCGCATCGAAGTCGGCGTTCAACAAGAATCCAAAGATCAACTACAGCCACGAAGACATCGATCGCAACCACGGTCACTCACCGGGACTCGCATCGAAGCTCAAGCAGGCGCTTGAGCACCTACCGAAGGTGACGCCTAAGAAGGGCGTCTATCAGGGCGACTTCATGCACTCGCACGACGACAGGCACGAAACTGACACGCACGTTCACTTCAAGCCGAACACCATCAGCTACTCAATCAAGAAGAGCTCGCCCGAAGGTCAGAAGGCCGTCAAGTCGAAGATCGGCGTCGCGGTTCACACCAAGTACGAAGGAAAGAGCTTGGAAGACATGCACGCTACTCCACACGTTGACCATGAAAACTTCAAGCAGCATAGAGATGTACATCTAATCTCTACACAGGCTAAGATTTAATGGGTGATTGGTCAAAATTAATAACAGTTAACTTTGTAGGTGGTTATTGTGGAGATTTCATTTGCTCTCTTGTGTATAACAGCTATTATGGCTCTCAAGTAGATTTTTTTAATAGTGTAACCAAAGCTAAATTTAGTCCTAACATGGCGAGCTTTAAAAATATAGCTTTTGAAGGTGAAGGACTAAGAAACTTTGATATGATTACTAATCTTTATTATAATAATGATTTTTATTCAACGTTCGTTAATGATATCAATAGAGTTAGTGATAATATAGATTTTTTTGATTATGCTTATTCCCATGTTGCAAAAATTTATAGAACTTGTTATGATCCCGACAAACAAACATTTATTAATAATGTTCTTGACTACTGCAGAAATGTAGTCCCTAGTGATCTAAAAGATTTTACAATTATTACTCATCATTCTACTGATACTAGAATTCCAGAATTCAAATTTAGTAACATTTTTTTAGGATCACATAATATTGCTATTGTTAGCTCTGATTCAAAATTTGACAGATATTTTAGACTTTTAGGATATCATAAGTTTTATAAAAGATTATATACAGATAGAACATTAAAACAAGCATTTCAACAGATGAGAGCTTTAGAATCAGAATTTTTGATAAGTTGTGAAAGATCTGTTCTTAACGATATGGGTGAAATTAAAATTTACGTAGATAAATTTCTTTTCAGCAATGACTTTACATATGTTAAACAAATGGAAGATATATTTTCTTCTATAATGGGAAAGCAAATAGTCTTTAACAAAGATGCTATTAAAACATATAGAGAAAACAATAGAAAGATTTATTCACGATACTTAAACATCCCAGAAGATTTTGATCATGTTGATCCAATCAATGTATCAAAGATAAATGCTTTTATGGATGATGTAGAGGGTAAGAATGTCTAATTTAACCAAAGAACACAGTGATGCATTTGAACATCACATGGCAAAAGCAAAAGAGATTCATGACAAGCAGCCTCATGACTTTCACGACATCGTTGGGAAGCACGCCGAACACATCACGACGTACATAAACCAAACGGTGCGCAGCGGTACGAAGCCGACGACCAAGGGTCTTAGGGCACACATCGCGGCTAGACACCAGAAGAACATAGACGCGGTCAGCACACCAGCGGCCAAGGCGAAGAAGACGGAGTCGATGAACGCCGATCTCGCACATCACGACACCCATGAGCAGCACTTTGTAAACGCTCTCAAGATACACCATCACATCCAAGCGGCCAAGGACATATTGGTCGACGGTTTGAACAAAGCCTCGAAGCAGCACAACCCACTCGAGCACCACATCGATGGGAAGGAGACGCATCCCGAAGGCTACGTCGCACATCACAATGGACAGTCGATTAAACTAGTGAACAGGGGCGAGTTCTCACGAGCGAACTTCGCGGCGACTAAAGCATGGAAGACTGGTCAAAGCTGATCACCATAAACTACCCGCACGGGTACCATGGTGACTTCATCGCATGCCTCATAACCAACACCAAGCCGATTCTCAGCGAGGGCCTCACCGCGACCTACACGACTCCAGAGGTGACGTCGTCGTTCGGTGTAAAGAACCTCGATGCGATCGTTGGTATGCACCTAAGCATGGACTGCAGGCACGTCTTATTCGATGATGAGTCTGAGTTCGCCAGAAGACAGGTTAACTACTACAGCCAGCTTCACGGCGAAGACTTTAGGCAGAACTTGAAAGAAGACCTTCGCTGGAAGCTCGATCACCTGCACGGAGTGAAGACGGTCTTCAACACCCACTACTGCAAGCACCAATCTTTCCTTCCGCTGCAAGAGGTGTTTCCCGGATCCCTCAACGTCTACCTTACGCTTGAGAACCCCAACAACAAACGAATATATGACTTCTTGTTTGAGCATAAGATACTGCACCACTACAGAAACATGACGGCGTATAGGTTCTATAGAAACCATCACAGCGATCCTCGAGACGCCGAGAAACCCATATACGTCGACAGGCTCATGGCCGAAGATGGATACGTGTACGCGAAGATCGTTGAGCACATGTTCGACAGCTGGTTCGACCTCGAGGCCTTAAGCGAATACAAGCGACTGAACAAAGAACTACTTCTACAGAATGGATACGAATATGAAGCTCTTGATCACTGGTAACCCTGAGTTCGGTCTAGCCAGAGCGCTGCATGAGATATACCCCGACGCCGATTTTATAAGCAGGAAGACCGGTCACGACCTATGTAAGAAGGAGCATAGGCGATGGGTCGCCGTCGAGTGCATCGGGTACGACGTCTTAATAAACAACTCCGCCCTACACGAGTTCAACCAGACCCTATTGCTCGAGGAGGTGTACACCGCCGCTCTGAAGTACAGCCATAACCTGCACATCATAAACATCGGCAGCACCACGGACAAAACGAACTCATCGCGCGTCTGGATGTACAACGCCGAGAAGAAGGCGCTCAGGGACGTCAACAACACGATGGGTCTCGCGGCAAACTGGAGGAAGGATGAGGGGCCTAAGGTGACCTACATAAGCTTCGGTACGCTATCGAACAACCAGCACAAGCACCCCGATCGCAGGTGCATAGACATCGAGCAGGCGGCGAGGTATATAAAGTGGGTGGTGGATCAACCCAAGTACTTGTCTATAAATGAGTTGAGCATCGACAGGATGCAGAGTGACACATGGATCAGCTGAGCTGGAGCAACTACGACTTCACCAAGATACCGTTCGACAGGATCGTGAAGGTCGGTCAGCGAACGATGCTGTATCGCGATATGTTCGTGGTGAGCTGGATCCTTGGTAGGTTCTGCAACTACAACTGCTCCTACTGCTGGCCGTACGCAAACAGCCGCACCAAGGATCACCGACCGACCGAGCTCTGCCTCAAGACGATCGATGAGATCAAGCGCCAGTCGCGAAGGAACGGCTTCAACAGCTACCACTTCAGCTTGTCGGGAGGCGAGCCGACCTTCCATCCGGGATACCTAGACATACTTCAGCACCTAGCCGACGACGTCCCAAACTGCAACTACACCTCGGTCCACATGACGTCGAACTGCTCGCAGAGCATGAAGTTCTTTGAGAAGTACGTTCGCATCGCGTCGAACTTCAACCGAGCGTCGGTGACCGCGAGCTTTCACAAGGAGCACCTCAACACGCCTGAGAAGGTCGCGGAGTTCGCCGACAAGCTTGAGTTCTTTCAGAGCTGGGACATACAGGTCACGATCAACATGGTCATGGTGCCGCAGTGGTTCTATGAGCTCTACGACGAGGCGATGTACTTCCACGATCGCGGGATCAACGTCACGCTCAAGCCGCAGAGCGACCCTAAGGCTTCGGTCGTCGTTCCGGGATACACCGACCACATGCTGCAGATCCTATGGAACGGGATGCCGCAGAGGTTCTTCACCGACACCAAGAAGAAGTTCATCAGGCCCAAGCCTAAGAAGCCCTTGGAAGACATCGCGATTGAGAACGACAACAAGGTTCCTCAGGACTTTCAGGTCGAGCTCACCGACGAGCTCGGGAACAAGTGGTACATGGATCAGTCGGAGAGGTTCAACGCCTTCAACTTCAATAAGTTCGAGGGATGGATGTGCAACTCAGGATACCAGTCCTGCATCATCCGCGAGCCCGATGGGTCGATCAAGAGAAGCTACAGCTGCCACGACAAGCCGCTCGGAAACAT